CCACGTTTCTCGCAACCGGAACGGCTAGTATCGACGCCGTGGATGACGCGCCTCTGACCACCGCTGACGTGGTGCGCGAACTAAAGAAGGAAGCCCTCGACGTGTACGGCACTCGAGGGAAGTTCTCCGACGCCATGAACGAGCCCGACAACACTGTTGGGCGGTACTTCCGGGGTGAACGCGAGATGCCGGCCGACTTCTTGCTGCGGGCCATCGTTCTTCTCGGGGTCACCCCGGAACAGTTTTTCGCTAATGCACGAGCGACCCGGTCGGTGCCAACCAAGGGTGACTGAGCGCTTCGAGCTCTTCCATGAGCTTCGAGAGGCCAGGGCATGATCGCCCCATCGCCATGACTGGGCAGATCTGCTCGCAGGCGGCGCCGGCTCCGCAGATGATGTGTCCCGGGGTCTGGGGGACGGTATCTGGGCTTGCCGCGTCGGGTCCGCTGGTGCTTGCGCGTGGTTCGTTCAATTGTTCCCCCAACCCCGGTGACATCTGGTTCGACGGGGGCTAATTAACCCGTCCGAGCGGGTTCCTGTCGACCATTAAGCGAAGGCTAAGTCATAGGTGTGACATAGGAGAGCGCTCGCCTGTCCCCCTTAAGGTGGACAAACGATAACGATTTGATAACTCGCTAGCCAGGGTGTACGACCTGACCATGTTTTCTGTTAATGAAGACCGAAGTTGTAGCGTTCCCCGCAACGGTTTGGTATAAGCTGTAGCTATGATCGCAACGATTGCCCACCCACTCTACCCCCCGTCGCGATGAGCGCTACAGTCGGGGGCGTGCCCCAGAAGCGAGGACTCATCAATGATGCCGATCAGGCGCGAATTCTCACGGCGCTACGCGAGCGGGACGAGTGGGAAGCAGCACTCCGAGAATCTGTCGTCACTGCTGCGCGGCATGGGGCGTCCGTGCGCGAGCTAGCCGCCTTCACAGGGTTGTCGACGAATACAATCAGCCGATGGAAGCGCGGCGAGTAGGACGTCATGGCTAGGCCACCGCTCCCCCTCGAGACGTACGGAACGATCCGTACGTTCACTCACAACGGGAAGCCAGCGGCCAGCGCCTACTACCGCGACAGCGACGGTGAGACGCGTCGGATGATGCGCACGGGCCGCACCAAGGCCCTCGCGGTCAACGCGCTCAAGGAAGCGTTGCGTGATCGTCTGGCGCCGGCCGGTGACCTCATCACCCGTGACTCCACCCTTCAGCAGTTGGCTGATGCGTGGAAGGTGGAGATGCTGGCCGACAGCAACTTGGCGGACGGGACGAAACTCACCTACCAGGAGGCGTTGAAGGCCGTTCTGCGGGGCTTGTCTGGTGTTCGTGTTGGGGAGGCTACCCCCGCGAAGCTGAACCGTTACATCCAGGCTGTGGCCGCGAAGACTCCTGGGCAGGCGCGGACGGTTCGGATCGTGTTGAAGCACATGATGGCGTATGCGGTGTATGCGGGTGCGGTGGATCAGAACCCGGTGCCGGAGACCAAGGCGGTGACGCGGGCGAAGCCGAAGGTGAAGGCGCTGCGTGCGGCCGACATTGCTGCGATTCGTGGGCTGTTGGAGATGTGGGATGCCGGGTTCGACCGGTACCAGCGTCCGCGGAACGGGAGCCTGCGGGACACGATGGACATGTACGCGGCGACCGGTGCCCGCACGTCCGAGGTGTTGGCGTTGCGGTGGTCTGACTTCAACTTCGACTCGCTGCCACCCACGGTCACGATCAACGGAACGGTTGCGAAGAGTATCGACGGGAAGCTTGTCATCAAGGACACGTTGAAGACGGACAAGTCGCGTCGTGAGCTCGAGTTGCCTGTGTTCGTGGTGCCGATGCTGGAGGCCCGTGCCCGCGAGGCGTATTCGGATCTGGTGTTTCCGTCTGCTGCGGGTACGCCGCGGTGGCCTGACAACCTTCGCAGGGATTGGCGGGCCGCTCTGGAGGGGTCCGATTATGCGTCTGTGACTCCTGGGGCGTTCCGTAAGGCTGTGGCGACGGTGCTTGCTGAGGATCTGGGTGTTGAGGCTGCGCGGGACCAGCTCGGGCATACGGGGTTCGGGAATCTGCGGCATTACGTGGAGCAGGCATCCCGCGGGCCGGCTTCCGCGTCGACCGTGCAGAAGTTGCTGGTTCCGCTGTCTGACGTGGCTGTTAATGTGAGTGAAGAAGCCCCCGACCCGATTGCGACGGGCCGAGGGCAAGAGTCCGATCATGAAGGGATCGAACAATGAACGAGTCTACCGAACGTGACTTCACGAATCCGACGTGGGGGCACAACGTCAACATCACCAAGTGGGATGCGGAAACTGGGACCGGGCGGGGTGCCTGCTGGATCACACCAAGCCTCAAGGATGGTGACGTAATCCGGGTGCGGAGCAAGCTCGATACGATGCGACTCCGCGTGTCCAACGTCAAGTGGGTGTTTGGCGTGGACGACATGTACAACTTCGACTTCGCCGCGGTCGCCGCCGAGGGGAGTGAGTAATGAGCGCCGCCGAGGGCAAGAGCCGACTAGTAAGGAGTCGACATGACTGATCTTACCGAACGCGAAGCGCTGGCGTTGGAGATGCATCGCACTCCAGACCACCCCGGAGGATACGGCTGGCAGGCATACCTGCCGATGGCAGATCGTGTCGTTGCCGCTGGGTTCGTCCGCCGTACAGTCGTTCGGACGGTGGAGGAGTTCAACGAACTCGAGATCGGGACCGTGCTCCGACTGTCCGACGCGGACAGGATTCCGAAGATTGGCGAGGTCGCTCTGTTCAGTGGGCACCCCGGCTTCCGCGGATTCAACGGAGCGCACTACCACAAAGAGTGGGTATCCAAGGCCCTACCCGCACGTGTCCTTTGGGTACCCGCCGCCGATAGGAGTGAGCAATGAGCGATGACTTCAAGTCTCCAGCCGACACGCCCCTCGTGAGCCGGTCGCCGTTCGTTGAGCACGGGAAGGCCATCGTGATCGACGGTGCACAGTTCGAGGACGGTCAGCGTCGCCTCATCGTGAGTCAAGGCGTATCCGACGAAGACGCCGCCAAGATCACCGACTTCCTGACCAAAGCCGAGACCGAGCATGCCCGAATCGCGGAACAGGTCGCCATTTTCGAACGCCTCATGGAGCGCACGAAGGAAGATGTGCTGCGCTGGGCGGATGGCGTCGGCAAAACCGCCACTAAATAGCCACTAACGCAGAAAACCGCCCCGCCTGTCCGAAGACTAGCGGGGCGGTTTCGTTGATTTTCCGGGGCTTTGGGCCTGGTGGCGAGTGAGGGATTCGAACCCCCGAATGCTGAGCAGTCTGGTATGCAGTCGCGGTTACCTGGGCCTACTTCCCTCTACCGTTTCGCTTGATTCTGCGGGCGAGTAGCCACAGGGAGTTACAAGTAAGCCCTGAAAACAGCCACTAAACCGCCACCAGCCGATACCAAGGTGCGCGGGTAGTCTCACTTCATGGCGGACTGGCACCCGATCGAAGCGGCCGTTGAGGGTCCGACTGGTGTGTGGCGGATGGTTGCCCCGGACGGCAACGAGTATGGGCGTATCGAACTGCGTCGGGTGATGAACGGAACCGAGCTCAGATATAAGGTGATGCGGCACGGTGACGTGATCGGGTGGGCGACGTCGTTGCGGGATGCCTGCTACCGGGTACACATGGCGTTCCTCGCCGCGCACGGTCCCGGTGGTGGCGCCATCGCAGACTGGGGTGAGAAGACCGGGAATCAAAGATCCAAGCGGTGATGTATCAGGGGAGCGTTTACCGTCCTCCCACGGTTATGGACACCCACCGCCTCACCGTCACGCCGGCCACCGAAGTCTTCCCCACAGGTATCCCGTACCACGCTGACGACGACTCCCCGTGTGACTCCCCCGGCCCATGCTCACACCTGCGGCTCGTGTACTGGCGGACCGTGCCGTTCCAGTACTGACACAACGCAAAAGACGCCCCGCACCCCACCAGTGAAGGTGGAGGTGCGGGGCGCTTGGTTTAGAACCAGCGGAACAGGAAGCCGAACGCGAGGCGGAGCGAGTTCCCCTTGAACGGTGTACGGATCACTCGGGTGCGTCCGACTTGTTGCCGCGGAACGCAACCGAGGTGAGGATCGACACCGCGCCGGCCAGACCAGCGACGGAAAGGATCTGCGTCCAGTCGACGTCGAGGATGCCCGTCACGTTCGCGGTGAGGGTGGCGACGCCAGCCTGTGCGACTGTCGCGACGGCACGGTCGAACGTGTCGATCCAGAACTGCTTGTCTGCGTACTTGGACATGTGTTGTTCTCCTAGCGAAGAAGGTTGGGGAGTAGGGCGATGGCTGCGAGGACGAGCGCGGCGAACCCTGC